TTGCCGCCGAATGAGTATGAGCGGCTGATGGAGGATATTGCTCAATATAGGCAGGCGATTGAGAGGGAGAAGGCTCAGGCGCGGTTTATGGAGTATGTGAAGGTGATGTGGCCGGGGTTTATTCATGGGCGGCATCATGCGGTGATGGCGAAGAAGTTTGAGGACATTGTTGAGGGGCGGTTGAAGAGGTTGATCATTAACATGCCGCCTCGGCACACGAAGAGTGAGTTTGCTTCGTATTTATTGCCGTCTTGGTTTTTGGGGAAGTATCCGAACAAGAAGGTGATTCAGACATCGAACACGGCTGATCTGGCGGTCGGGTTTGGTCGGAAGGTGAGGAACCTTGTACTGAGTGAGCAGTACGCCAAGATATTCCCGGATGTTTCGTTGCGGCAGGACAGTAAGTCTGCTGGGCGGTGGGCGACGAACAAGGGTGGGGAGTATTTTGCTATTGGTGTTGGGGGTACTGTTACGGGTAAGGGTGCGGACTTGTTGATCATTGATGATCCGCATTCGGAGCAGGAGGCTGCGTTGGCGGCGGGGAATCCTGCTGTGTTTGATTCTGTGTATGAGTGGTACACATCTGGTCCCCGGCAGCGACTTCAGCCGGGTGGGGCGATTGTTGTTGTGATGACGCGCTGGTCGGACAGGGATTTGACTGGGCGTGTGTTGAAGGATGCGGGTAAGCGGGATGCGCTGGATGAGTGGGAGGTGATTGAGTTACCGGCGATCATGCCCAGTGGGAAGCCGTTGTGGCCGGAGTTTTGGTCGTCCAAGGAACTGGAGGACTTGAGGGAAGAGTTACCTCCGAGCAAGTGGAATGCTCAGTACCAGCAGAGTCCGACTGGTGAGGAGGGGGCGATTGTTAAGCGGGAGTGGTGGAAGCGGTGGGAGAAGGATGATCCTCCGCCGTGCGAGTTCATCATTCAGAGTTGGGACACGGCTTTCACGAAGAACGAGCGGTCGGACTATTCGGCCTGTACGACGTGGGGGGTGTTCTATAAGGATGAGAACCGGGAAGACCCGAACATCATCATGCTGGATGCGTTCCAGAAGAGGATGGAGTTTCCTGAGTTGAAGGACAAAGCCTTGGAGCAGTACAAGTATTGGGAGCCGGATGCTTGTATTGTTGAGGCGAAGGCTGCTGGTGCGCCGCTGATCTTTGAGATGCGGCAGATTGGAGTGCCGGTGGCGGAGTACACCCCTGTGAGGGGGAATGACAAGTTTGTTCGATTGAACTCGGTGTCAGACCTGTTTCGGTCGGGGAAGGTGTGGGCGCCTGAGACGAGGTGGGCTGACGAGGTGATCAACCAGATGGCGGCCTTCCCGAATGCGGAGCATGATGACTTGGTGGACTCCAGCGTACAAGCGCTGATAAGATTCCGGCAAGGTGGGTTTTTGCGTCTTCAGACTGACCAAGAAGACGAGCCTATGGGCTTTCGCCGTAAAGCCGTTTATTACTAAGGACAGCTATGGCAACCAATATGGATCGGGCTTTGACGCCTATTTCTCTTGATGATGATGCGTCGGAGATTGAGGTGGAGATTGTGAATCCCGAATCGGTCACGGTTGGGATTGACGGGCTGGAGATTCAGCTTGAGCCAGAGCCAGAGACGGCGGAAGACTTCAACGCTAACTTGGCTGAGTACATGGACCCGAGCCAACTACAGAGCTTGGCGTCTGAACTTGTGGGGCAGGTGGAAGCAGACATTGTTTCCCGCAAGGATTGGGTAGAGATGTATGTCAAGGGATTGGAAGTCCTTGGCATGAAGTATGAGGAACGTGCTGAGCCTTGGATGGGGGCGTGTGGTGTGTACTCCACGCTACTGACTGAGGCGGCGGTGCGGTTCCAAAGCGAGATGATCATTGAGACTTTCCCGGCGCAGGGTCCGGTGAAGACGGAGATCATTGGCGCTATTGACAAGTTGAAGGAAGACGCGGCGGAGCGGGTGCGGGCGGATATGAACTATCGCCTGACCGAAGAGATGCCTGAGTACCGGCCCGAGCATGAGAGGATGCTGTTTAACTTGGGTCTGGCTGGTGCGGCGTTCAAAAAGGTGTACTTTGATCCGGGGCTTGGCCGTCAGACGGCGGTATTTATCCCGGCAGAAGACATCATCATTCCCTATGGTGCGAGTAGCGCCCGTACGGCAGAGCGTGTTACGCACGTGATGCGTAAGACCAAGAACGAAATCAAGAAACTGCAAGCGGCTGGTTTCTATATTGATGTTGAACTTGGTGAACCGATAGTCACGCACAACGACGTAGAGAAGAAGAAAGCAGAAGAGACGGGCTACGATCTTCTGGATGATGACCGGTATCAGATTTACGAGATTCAAGTTGACCTTGATCTGCCGGGTTATGAGCGCGAGGATGGTGTAGCGCTGCCGTATATCGTGACGATTGATCGCGGCACGAATCAGCTACTGTCTATTTACAGGAACTGGCGTGAGGGTGATGAGCTTCATGCAAAGCGTAATCACTTTGTTCAGTACGACTACATCCCCGGCTTTGGTGCTTATGGTTTTGGCTACATCCATTTGATTGGTGGATATGCCAGAGCAGGTACTGCACTGATTCGTCAGTTGGTTGATGCGGGTACGCTGGCTAACTTGCCGGGTGGATTGAAGAGTCGTGGTCTTCGGATCAAGGGTGACGACACTCCGATTGCTCCGGGTGAGTTCAGGGATGTTGATGTTCCGTCTGGCAGTGTGCGAGACAACATCATGCCGCTGCCATACAAGGAGCCGAGTCAGGTTTTGGCGGCGCTGCTGGACAAGATTACGGATGAAGCGCGTAGGCTAGGGTCGATTGCCGACATGAAAGTGTCGGACATGAGTGCAAATGCGCCTGTTGGTACGACGTTGGCTATTTTGGAACGCCAACTAAAGACCATGAGTGCGGTTCAAGCGCGTGTTCACTATGCAATGCGCCAAGAATTTAAGCTGCTCAAGGAGATTATTCGGGACTACGCGCCGACTGACTACGATTACGTGCCGGAAGGTGGTAATCCGAGGGCGAAACAGGACGATTACGACATCGTTGATGTGATCCCGGTGAGTGATCCGAACGCTTCTACGATGGCGCAGAGGATCATGCAGTACCAAGCGGTGATCCAACTGGCTGCACAAGCACCGCAAATCTACAATTTGCCCGAATTGCACCGGCAAATGATTGAAGTTTTGGGTGTAAAGAACGCTGATAAGCTGGTTCCGACCCCGGATGACCAGCGTCCGCGTGATCCGATCAGTGAAAACATGGCGTTTTTGAAGGGTGAGCCTACAAAAGCGTTCATTTATCAGGATCACGACGCGCATATTGCGGTGCATAGCACGTTTATGCAGGACCCGATGATCATGCAGATGGTTGGACAGTCCCCAATGGCGCAGCAAATGCAGGCGGCGATCCAAGCGCACATTGCAGAACACTTGGCATTTGCGTATCGGAAGAAAATTGAAGAGCAAATGGGTGTTCCGCTTCCGGCGCCGGACGAAAAACTGCCGGAAGACGTGGAAGTTCAGCTATCTAGGCTGACGGCACAGGCTTCTTCGCAGTTGTTGCAGCAAAACATGGCGCAAGCGCAGCAGCAACAGGCGCAACAACAGATGCAAGACCCAATGGTGCAGATGCAGCAGGCGGAATTGCAGATTAAGGCTGAAGAAGTTAAGAGGAAAGCGGCAAAAGATCAGGCTGACATGGCTTTGGCGCAGGCTCGCTTGAAGTTGGAGCAGGATCGGATCATGATTGAGGCGCAAAAGGAGCAGCAAAGGCTTGCTTCTAAGGAAAAACAGCATGAGCAAAAGCTCAAGGCTGATGTGATCACTAAACTGACGCAGTAATACTGCTGGGAACAACGAGATGGACTCTCAGTTGTTAGAACTGTTGGTGGGCAATCTTCAAAAGGAGATTGACAGCCGACTGAGTTTCCTTGGTTCGGGCGGAGTTAAGTCTTACGACGAATACAAGGAAGTGTGCGGAGCTATCCGAGGTCTGCAAACCGCACAGAGAGAAGCCCAAGACCTTGTGAGACGAGTGAAGGAACTTGACGATGAGTGAACTCCTGCTAAGTCAGGACGGCAAGACCGCAACGGCCTTGCCAGAGACGGCAGAACAGAAGGCAAAACAGGTACCTGACCCGGTTACGTACCATTTGCTGTGTGTTCTTCCGGAGATTGATGAAGAGTATGAAAGTGGTTTGCTTAAAGCGGGCAAAACCATGCTCTACGAAGAACTGCTTTCGCCGGTTCTGTTTGTGGTGAAGATGGGTCCGGACGCTTACAAGGATGAGAAGCGATTCCCAAGCGGCCCGTCATGCAAGGTAGGTGACTTTGTGCTGGTTCGCCCGAATACGGGTACGCGGATCAAGATTCACGGCAAGGAGTTCCGGATCATTAACGATGATTCGGTTGAGGCTGTGGTGGAAGACCCGCGTGGCGTATCACGCGTATAAGGAGGCGTAATGGCAAACGAAGCATTCAAGTTCCCTGACGAGAACGAAGTGAACGTCAACGAAAAGGGTCCGGACGTTCAGGTGGAGATGGAAGATGAACCCAAGGTTGAGGTTGAGCAGGACGAAAAGCCTAAGCACAGCCGCCTTGGTGAAGAGCCAAAACCGCTTCAAGAGGACGAACTGGGCGAGTACAGCGACCGCGTAAAGAAGCGGATTGACCATCTGTACAAGGGTTACAAGACCAAGCAGACTGAAGCTGAGCAGGCAAAGCGGGAAGCCGAAGAGGCTATTCGGGTTGCTCAGGCTCTGATTGAGGAGAACAAGAAACTCAAAGGTTCTCTGAATCAGGGGCAGCAGGCGCTGTTGGATCAGGCCAAAAAGGTTGTTACCAACGAGGTTGAGCAGGCCAAACGCAAATACAAAGATGCGTATGAGTCTGGTGATGCTGACCGTTTGGTGGCGGCGCAGGAAGAGTTGACCGCAGCAAAGATTAAGCTGGACAAGGTGAACAATTTCAAGCCAGCCCCTTTACAACAGCAAAAAAACGAAGTACAAATCGCGCAGCCAAAGCAGGCGCCTGTTGATCCCAAAGCGGAAACGTGGGCACAAGAGAATGCGTCGTGGTTTGGCAAAGACAAGGAAATGACCAGTTTCGCGTTTGGTTATCATGCCAAACTCGTTGATCAGGGCATTGATCCTGCGTCTGACGAATACTACGAGAGGTTGAACTCTCGTATGAGGAAAGTGTTCCCGGAAGCATTCGGTGCCGAGGAACCGCCTGAGACGACTCAGCGCCAAAGACAATCGAATGTGGTAGCGCCCGCTACTCGCAGCACGGCCCCTAAGAAGGTGGTGTTGTCGAAAGAACAGGTAAACATTGCCAAGCGGCTTGGGTTGACGCCTGAGCAATACGCTCGTGAGTTGGTCAAGTTGCAAAGGAATGGATGATGAGTGAAGCTCGTAAACCTCGTGAAGTCGAAAGCCGTGAGGCTGTACAGCGTCCGCGCAAGTGGATGCCGCCGCAGCTTCTGCCGGAGCCGAACCCGGAACCGGGTTATGCGTTCCGCTGGATTCGCGTAAGCACGATGAACCAAGCCGATCCCACCAACGTTTCTAGCAAACTTAGAGAAGGTTGGGAGCCTGTGAAAGCATCTGAGCATCCTGAAATCCAACTGATGTCGGGTCAATCAAACCGATTCCCGGACAGCGTTGAGATTGGTGGTCTACTGCTTTGCAAAACCCCGGTGGAGTTCATTGAAGATCGGAATGCGTATTTCCAAGCACAAACGGAATCGCAGATGAATTCGGTGGACAACAACTTTATGCGCGCAAGTGATGCCCGAATGCCTCTCTTTAATGAGCGACGTTCTGAGGTTAAGTTTGGGCGCGGTTCGTAATCCTTTAGGAGTCCAACATGGCATATCCCACTGTTGACGCCGCGTATGGTTTCAAAGCCGTAAATGAACTGAACGGCCTACCCTACGCAGGCGCAATCCGCCAGATTCCGATTGCTCGGAACTATGGCACCGCCCTTTTCAACGGCGATCTGGTGCAGCTTACGACCGACGGTACGATCATCAAAACGTCGTACTCGGCAGCAAGCAGCCCCACTTCCGTCATTGCAGGGCTTATCGGCGTGTTCGTCGGTTGTTCGTACACGAACCCGACTACCGGCCAGAAGCAGTTTGCCCAGTACTACCCCGGTAGCGTTCTGGCAAACGACATCGTTGCTTTCGTCGTTGACGATCCGTCCGCACTGTTCAAAGCGGTGATGGTTGGTCAGACCTCGACCGAGAGCAACACCGCGTCGGCAGTTGCCTACGCCAACCAGTCGTTCGTTGGAACCAACGTGTACGCGATTACCGGCGTTGCTGGTAGCACGGCCTCGGGCAATTCCAAGATGGCTGTGTCTGGTGACGGCCCGACTAACGGTACCGGCGCTGTGCGTGTTGCTACCAACTCGCTGCCGTTCCGTGTCGTTGGCATCGTCCCTGAGACTGCTGTGACCGTCAACGGTACCGGCACCGCTGCCACGACGACCATCACGCTGGACGCTGCTGTTACTGGCCTTCAGGCTGGTATGGCTGTTGTGTGCCCCGCTGCTACCGCTGGTGGCACGCCGGGTGACTACAACTACGTCACCAACGTGAACGGCACCACCGTGACCGTGGCGAAGACTCTGACTGCCTCGACGGCTGGCAGCGCCTTCAGCTTCATCGGTTATCCGGAAGTGCTGGTCAAGTGGAACCAAGGCTGGCATAGCTACCAGTTCGCTACGGCCCTCGCGTAAGGAGTTTGAATCATGGCAATTTCTCGTGCCCAACTACTGAAGGAACTCCTGCCGGGTCTTAACGCCCTGTTTGGCATGGAGTACAAGCGCTACGGCGAAGAGCATAAGGAAATCTACGAGACGGAAACGTCCGAGCGTTCCTTTGAAGAGGAAACCAAGCTTGCTGGTTTCTCTGCTGCTCCGGTGAAGCCTGAAGGCCAAGCCATTTCGTACGACAACGCGCAAGAAGCGTGGACTGCTCGCTACAACCACGAAACCATCGCAATGGGTTTCTCGATCACCGAAGAGGCGATTGAGGACAACCTGTATGACAGCCTCTCGGCTCGTTATACCAAGGCGCTGGCTCGCGGTATGGCGTACACCAAGCAGGTCAAGGCTGCTGCTGTTCTGAACCAAGGCTTTAACTCCGCTGTTACCTACGGCGACGGTGTGAGCCTGTTCTCGACCGCGCATCCGCTGGTCTCTGGTGGCTCCAACAGCAACCGCCCGACCGTGGCTGCTGACCTGAATGAGACTTCTCTTGAGAACGCCGTCATTCAGATCGCAGGCTGGACGGATGAACGCGGTCTGCTGATCGCTGCCAAGCCGAAGAAGCTGATTGTTCCCCCGTCGCTGATGTTCGTTGCGACCCGCTTGCTGGAGACCGAACTCCGCGTGGCGACCGCCGACAACGACATCAACGCCATCAAGAACAATGGCTCGATCCCGGACGGCTATACGGTCAATCACTTCCTGACTGACACGAACGCATGGTTCCTGACCACCGACGTTCCGAACGGTCTGAAGCACTTTGTCCGTACGCCGATGTCTACGTCTATGGACGGTGACTTCGATACCGGCAACGTGCGCTACAAGGCCCGCGAGCGTTATTCGTTCGGCGTGTCTGATCCGCTGGGCATTTTCGGTTCGCCGGGTGCTTAATTAACGAGGCTATCGTTAATAGAGAGAAGGGGGCTTGCGCCCCCTTTTCTTTTGGTGTGTAATTTGACTATTCCGGGGTCATCCGGTGCGCCAGACTAGTCCCGGCTAGACGACATGCAGACGGGCGCACCACAACTCGCATGTGAGGCTCTATGGCTACGACTTCGTTCACTGGCCCCGTTGTTTCTCCCGGTGGTTTTGTTGGTCCCGTTACTGGCGCAGTAACTGCTACTACTGTTTCCGCTTCGGGCAACGCTACCCTGTCGGGTACCGCCAACGTCATCATCATCCCCACGAGTGATCCGGGCGTCGCGGGCGCGATCTGGAACAACGCTGGTACGCTGGCTGTCTCGGCAGGCTGATAGGAGCGCATCGCCATGATGCAAACCGACGTTAAGACTGGTGTAGCTGCGGCTAACACCAGTACAGAGGTCACATCCTTTCGTACGCGGGTGAAAGCTCTTGCGCTGACGCATACCGCTGGTGCCGGGTCAATCACCATCACGGACGGCAACGGCGGGGCTACGCTGTTTTCGTTTACGCCCGCTGCGGCTATTGGTTCTATGTACATGCTGTTTCCGGGCGAGGGCATCCTTGCTCAAACGGGTGTGTACGTAACCACTGGCACGGGCACGAGCGCTACGGTGTTCTATGGCTAAGACCCCGGCATGGCAACGTTCGGAAGGCAAGAACCCCAAGGGCGGATTGAACGCCAAGGGCCGTGCCTCCTACAACCGCGCCAATCCGGGCAAGCCGGGGCTGAAGCCACCGCAGCCCGAGGGCGGCTCACGCCGAGACTCTTTTTGTGCCCGGATGTCCGGCATGAAGAAGAAACTCACGTCTGCCAAAACGGCAAACGATCCGAACTCGCGTATCAATAAATCTTTGAGAGCGTGGAACTGCTGAAATGGAAATGCTGTGGAACACCGCGCTTTCCTTCGTTTCTGCCTTGATCCTGTTTTGGATCAAGCTGACGGTGGACGAGCAAAAGCGCATTCAAATCCTGCTGAACAAGACGCGGGAAGAGATTGCCAAAGAGTACGTCACCAAGTCGGACG